CGGCTTTATGTCAAGCGCGGTCCCGGTTGTTGCAGATATGGACCCGGTTAAAACAGATCACCAAGGAACTTAAAAAAATCCAAAAGGAAATTAAATTTATACAATCGGGACAAGACCCGGTCGTCAATGAGCCGCCACATGATTTGGCGTCGCTCGTCGCAAAGGACGTCACGCTCAAAGAAGAACGCGCCTATTGGATGAAAGAAGAACGCTTATATTTTACCTCGTTTCGGGCCTTGGCCAACGACTTTGGATTCACACCGCGCGGCCGTGTCGGCCTCTCGGTTAAACAGGCCGATAAAAGGAAAAAGGGCAAGGAACTTTTGTCTTGAATTATCAACGCGAAATATCGTTATTGCTAAAAGAAAACAAGGTCATTATTCCAAAGAATATGCCAATTAGCAGATTGCCGAAAATAAACCGGCCGGACAAAGCAATCCGGGCCATTAACTTTATTCAGACGCTTTGCACTCATACCAAGGGCCGTTGGTCCGGCGCTGATTTTCTTTTAATCAATTGGCAGTTTGTTTTAACTTGGCGAATTTTCGGAACTTGCAAAAGCGATGGGACCCGCCAATATAGGATCGTATATTGTGAAATCCCAAAAAAGAATGGAAAGTCGGAATATGCGGCCGCGATCGCCCTAATTTGTTTGGTCGCCGACGACGAGGCCGGCGGCGAGGTTTATAGCGCGGCGGCCGACAAAGAGCAAGCGGGCCTTGTTTATCAAGTGGCGGCCCAAATGGTCCGCAATCAACCGGTTTTAGAGGAACGTTTAAAAATCGTTGATTCAACAAAAAGGATCATCGATTATAAATATAATTCTTTTTATAAAGTACTATCCGCCGAGGCTTTCACCAAGCATGGGATTAATCCCTCGGCGATTATATTTGACGAACTACACGCACAGCCAAAGCGGGACCTTTGGGACGTCATGGTCGAGGGGACCGACTATGCAAGAGAACAACAACTCGTTTTAGGGATCACCACGGCCGGCATATATGATAAACAATCTATCGGTTGGGAATTGCACGAATACGCGGACCAAGTCAACCGTGGCATTATAAAGGACCCAAACTTTTTGCCGGTCATGTATTGCGCGGACAAGAAAAAAGATCGCCTTGACGATCCCAAGGTTTGGAAACGGTTAAATCCATCAATTGGCCACATATTCAATCTTAGAAAAATCAAGGACGATTATAACAAAGTTAAAAACAACCCGGCGCGGCTAAACAACTTTTATCGATTCCGCCTAAACATTTGGGTCAACCAAATAACCCGGTGGATCGATATGGATCAATGGGACGCATGCAAGGCCAACATTGACAAAGGGACACTTTTAGGGCGGGATTGTTTCGGCGCTCTCGACCTATCATCAACGACCGACTTGTCGGCCTTGGCCTTTGTTTTTCCGCCAATTGAACCCGAGGAAAAATGGAAAGTGCTAATAAACTGCTATGTTCCCGAGGAAACGATCGTCCGGCGATCCGCCGAGGACCGTGTCCCTTATAATCTTTGGCAAGAGGCCGGATATATCACCGCCACGCCGGGAAACGTGATTGATTATTCTTTTATCCGCCGGGACGTCAATAAGTTTGCCAAAATTTTTAATATTCAAGAATTGGCTTACGATCCTTGGGGCGCCGTCAAATTGGCGGTTGAATTGCAAGAGGACGACGACATCCCAATGGTTGAACACCGCCAAGGATATAAATCCATGTCGCCGTCGTCCAAAGAGTTTGAAAAATTAATCATTGCCAACGAAATTGAATACGACGGAAACCCGGTCTTGCGTTGGTGTGTCGATAATTTAGTGGTAACGATGGACGCGGCGGAAAATATCAAGCCGGCAAAGGATAAAGCGCGAGAGCGAATTGACGCGGCCGTGGCCGTCATAATGGCAGTTGGCCGGGCCATAATTCACTTTGACGAAAGTTCAATCTATAATAAACGAGGCATGCGCAAATTATGAAAATCTTTACAGCACTAAAAAACAGGCTCATTAAAAAGCAAAGCCCGGCGGAAAGGCGTTTTTTTCCGCGATCATTGGCCGGGGTCCACATCGACCACGACACAGCCTTAAATTTTTCGGCGGTCTTTGCATGCGTCCGGTATATAGCCGAAACCGTCGCCGGTTTGCCATGGCGGGTTTTCTTAGCTCAACCGGACGGCGGCAAAAAACTTGCAACGACCCATAATCTTGACAAGGTTTTACATTTAAGGCCCAACCCGGAAATGTCCGCCTTTGCATTTAAAACGGCTCTATTGGCCCACGCTCAAACTTGGGGCAACGCTTATGCAGAAATTGAAAAGGATAACGCCGGGCGCGTGGTCGCTCTTTGGCCCATCGAGCCGGACCGCGTGGACATAAAGCGGGACGAAAACGGCGGGCTATATTATGAAATTTCAAACCCGAGAGGACCCAAAACCATTTTAAGGCCCGATCAAGTCTTGCACATTGCCGGCATGGGCTTTAATGGGATTCGCGGGTATTCAATTATTAGCTTGGCCGCCACATCGATTGGCGCCGGGATCGCCGCCGATCAGTTTGTCGCCTCGTTTTATGGAAATGGGACCGTCATGTCCGGGGCCTTGACTTATGAAAAGAGCTTGTCCGACGAGGGATTCGAGCGACTAAAAAAGGATTTCGCCGAGCAATACGGCGGAGCGCGGAAAGCATGGAAACCCTTGATTTTGGAAGAGGGCGGCAAATGGGAAACGTTCGGCATGCCGCTAAAGGACGCCGAATTTTTAGCAAGTCAAAAATATCGCGTGACAGATATAGCGCGTTGGTTTAGGGTCCCGCCGCACAAAGTCGCGGACCTCGAGCGCGCCACATTTACAAATATCGAACATCAATCAATCGAGGTTGTTCAAGATTCCATTTTGCCTTGGGCGCTACGTTGCGAGCAAGAGGCCGATTATAAGCTCATTTCCGCGAGATCGTATGGCGCCTTTTATACAAAAATGAACCTAAACGCCATGATGCGCGGCGACCACGAAAACCGCGCCAAGTATTATAAGGCCATGAAAGAGGGCGGGAACATGAACTCGAACGAAATAAGATTGCTCGAGGACATGAACCCAATCGGACCCAAGGGCGATAAATACACCATGCAAGGCCAATATACCACGTTGGAAAAGATCGGCGAGGAACCGGCAAAGATACCGGAAAAAACCGCGGAGCCGGACGAGCCGGACGAGGACGAAATCAAGGACCTATACGGAAAAATTTTGCTTGACGCCACCGGGCGAATATTACGCCGGGAATTGTCCCGAGCCACGCACGAACTAAAAAAGAAAAAACCCAAGGATCAATTTTTGTCATGGCTAAACAAATTCATGGACGATCATAGAAAATATATTTGCAAAGCATTAAATCCGACAGCCCAATCAATACTTGACCGAATAGACAAGGGCGAGGCGGTTGACGAGGGCGTCGCCGCCTTGGCCCTCGAGCGATTCACACAAGACCACATTGTTTCAACCGAGGTATTAATTTTGGATTGTTTCGACACCGGGAACGGTTATTCGGTCGGCGATCAAGAGGCGATGATCGATAATTTTATCAATCAAGTTATACTAACTTACAAAGGGAACTAAAACCATGAAAAAGAAAAAATTTGAAATACTGCTAAAAGGCAAAAAAGCCGAAATTTGGATTTATGAGGACATCGGCGACACTTGGATCGGCGGCATTAGCGCCAAAGCATTTGCCGAGGAACTAAAAAAAGTCGGCAAGGTTGACACGCTCAACATATACCTAAACAGCCAAGGCGGCTCGGTTATGGACGGCCTCGCGATTTACAACTCGCTTAAAAGACACAAAGCGCACAAAATCGTTGAGATTGACGGTTTCGCCCTATCGATAGCCGCGGTTGTGGCCATGGCCGGCGACGAAATCAGAATGGCCAAAAACGGCGCCATAATGATTCACAACCCTTGGGTTGTCACATCGGGAACGGCCGACGAATTGCGCGAGCAAGCCGACGCCATGGACAAAGTTGGCGAGGGCCTTGTCAACACATTTGCGGACCGGACCGGCCTTGACCCTTTGCAGATTTCCGAAATGATGGACGCCGAAACATGGTTGACGGCTACCGAGGCACAAGAAAACGGTTTCATTGACGAGATCACCGACGAAAAGCAAATGGCGGCATGGGTCCCGGAATTTTCGCGGGACAAATTCGGTTACAATCCGCCCGAAAAGTTTATCGCACCGAACGACAAAAAAACAAAGAAAAGCAATTTGAAATCATTGGCGGAATGGAAAAAACGCCTTGCAATTAAATAAAATTCGCCGCCCGCGGCGACAATCCACGGTTTAGCCCGGCCCGCCGGGAAAGCGCATGGAATAAACATTAACTATCGACCAAAAAAAGGAGTATTTAAAATGTTTAAAACAATTGAATCGGCAATCATTTATCTAATGGGCCAAGTTATAGGATTTTTCAACATAAGCCTTGAAAGCCTACAACAGCGGCTTATTGATTTACATCAACAGCAAACCGACATCGTCAACTTGGCCGAGGCCGAGGACCGGGACTTGTCCGACGACGAAGTGGACAAACTCGAGGCGCTTGACTCTACGTTTAAAGCCACCAAGCGGCAACTTGAACACTTGGAAAGGATAAACGACAACGCGCAACTTTTAACCCAAGGAACAGGGCGAAAGACTCAGGCCGGCGAACTCGATAACAGCGGCGCCGGCGATGGGAGTAACAACCGGCAACTAATAAAAGTCGGCGGAGCGTCCGAAAAGGGAAAGCACGGTTTTAATTCCTTTGGCCAGTTCGCCCAAGCGGTTAGAATCGCCCACCCATCAATGGGAATGGCGCCCGATCCGCGGCTCTTAAAGAACGCACCCTCGACCTATTCAACCGAGGGGGTCGGAGCCGACGGCGGTTTCGCAGTTCCGCCCGATTTCCGAACCGAGATCATGGAAAAGGTAAAAGGCGAGGAATCGCTTTTATCAAGGGTTGATACTCTCGAGAGCGCCGGAAACAGCGTCAATTTTCCAAAGGACGAAACCACGCCTTGGGATTCAAGCGGCGGGATTCAAGCCTATTGGGAGGGCGAGGCCGCACAGTTCACCCAAAGCAAGGTCGCTCTCGAGGGCGAATTAATGAAGCTCAACAAATTAACCGCGCTCGTCCCGGTTACTTCCGAGCTTATTGAAGATGCACCGGCCCTCGATTCTTACTTGCGGCGAAAAGTTCCCATGAAATTTGATTTTAAAATTACCGATAAAATCATTAACGGAACCGGCGTCGGCATGCCGACCGGCGTATTAAACGCCGGGGCCACCGTCGAGGTTGCCAAGGAATCCGGCCAAGCCGCGGACACCATTGTTTTTGAAAATATCGTCAATATGTGGTCCCGCATGTATGGGCCTTGCAGATCAAACGCCGTATGGATGATAAATCAAGACATCGAGCCGCAACTTTTTACCATGTCTTTTGAGGGGACAAGCTCGAGCGTCCCGGCTTACATGCCGGCCAATGGTTTATCCGCAAGCCCTTATGGGACACTTATGGGGCGCCCGGTCATTCCAACCCAAGCATGTCAAACCTTGGGCGACGCCGGCGACATCATTTTCGCCGATTGGTCACAATATCTCGCCATTTTGAAAACCGGCGGGATCAAGGACGACGTTTCGGTCCATCTGTATTTTGATTATGACATGGTCGCCTATCGTTTTATTTTGCGCATGTCCGGGCAACCATGGTGGAGGACCGCAATAACACCGCTAAACTCGAGCAACACGCTTGGCGCCTTTGTAAAGCTCGCCGCGCGCGCATAGCCGCCCGAGCTTGAAAGGATCGGAAATTAAACCCTGAAAATTAACGGCCTCGGCTCACGCCGGGGCCACAACAAAGGAGCAAATAAAAATGATACAAGGACAAATCCACGAAAATTTCAGCCTTTGTGGAACTCTCGACCCGGTAACGGTCGTCAATAGCGAGGTTTTTAGCGATGTTATTGACATGAGAAAATTTCATAAAGCACTTGGGACCCTGTTAATTGGCAACGTCGCAAGCGAAACGATCGTTTTTCGCGCGGTAACATGCGACAGCGCCGGCAACAACGTTGCGGCACTTAAAACCGCCTCGACGCTCACCGCCCACGCCACCAACAACGACAACAGCCAAATATTAATCGAGGTTGACGGCGCGGACCTACCCGGAACCACAAACGCCGATCGATATATTAAGTTTGGCGTTGTCACCGGCGGAGCAAGCGGCGGGCCGATGTCAATATCGGTCCATGGAATCCCAAAACATTTACCGGCCACAAACAACGATTTGGCGTCAATTAAGGAAATCGAAATCGACGCCGATTAGTTTTTCTTGGCAAGCGGGACCACCGGGGGACCTTGCGGTCCCTCGGTATAACTACAACTTTTAATTTTAGGAGCAATAAAAATGGATTTTATCAATGTTTACTTTAACGAGGATTGCGACCCGGAAAGCGCCGACGGCAAAATCTTTAAAAAGGGGACCGTTGAAAAGCTCAACCCGGCGAGCGCGCGACATTGGATTCGCCGGAACAAGGGCGTTGAAGTGACCGCAAAACAGGCCACACAGATTCGCAAGGACAACAAAAAGGCGGCCGAAAAAGAAAAGGCCGACAGCGAGAAAAAAGAAAAAGAGGCGGCCAAGGCCAAAGAGCGAGCCGAGAAAAAAGCCGAGGCGGACGCAAAGAAAAAGGCCGACGAAAAAGAAAAAAAGTAAATACGCGGTTTACCATTGATTATGATTTACCCGGCCCGGTGGATCGCGACAAGCTATTAGAAAGGCTTTACCCTAATGATTAAACCTTGGAAAATTCCCAAAATGTGGCCCGGCGAAACCGTCGTCCTTATTGGCGGCGGTCCATCGCTCGACGACGGCCAAATCTCGCACATAAAGGGAAAAGCCAAAACAATTGGGATCAATGACGCTTACCGGATCGCGCCATGGATCAACGTTTTATATGCTTGCGATTTGAAATGGTGGCTTTGGCATAGAGAGGAAACGCTCGAGTTGACATGCTTAAAAATAACACCGGACAAAGAGGCGGCGACACGCTTTA